CAGGTATTCTGATTACTTTCAAGTCTTATGATGACGACAATATTTTTGCCGATTCGTATAGCAACAAAGACCAACAGCCTACACAGTGGGAAGGGTACCGTAAGGTTGTATTCTGGAACAAAAACTTTGATCGTGCTACTGGTGAGCGCAAAGGACTTCCATGCTGGTTATATGTGACCAACGGTGGTTTGATTAGAAATGACTCTACATACCTTGAACCAATGGTCGTAGAGGATACTCTAAGTGTTGCGCTTATCTCTTACACCAATCAACTAGACAACGGTTCGCAACGGTACATCGAGATTGATGGACAACACCAGCAGATACGACCATACCCACGTCCAATCGGTTGGGACTATGAGGTAGAGCAAGTACAGAATCCTCCAGGTACCATTACTGTTTATCATGACTACGTACGTGAAATGGTAATGCGATACATGTTTAAGCCACAGGACTTGGTGTTGGCTACCGATGTACCACAGATGCCATACGAGTTCCATCAACTGATTGTCTACAAAGCACTTGAGGATATCTACTTGAAGTTAGGTCAACAAGGTTTAGCAGCTACGTATGAAAAGAAATACATGAAGGAAGTCAATGGACTTGCCAAACGATATGTAGACAAGATTGATCAACAAGTAGTACGTGGTCGGTTCCATATGTCAATGGGTAGACCAACGTATGATGGTTCATCACTTCGGAGACTTCCATGAAACCACAACGGTTCAAAAAGTTTGTACCATGTAGGGGTGTCAATCAAGTATTGTTGCCTACGTTTGGCGATGCCAACATCATCAACAACTGTCGTTATGTGTCAGAGGATGGATGGAAAGCCAACGTTGGTTTTGAATCTTGGTGGCACATGCCTTCTACATTCACTGTGGATGATGTAATTGCCCAACGGTACTTCAAAGACAAGGTGGATTCTGTATTCCAATGGAAACGACAAGGCACCAAGGACATTTATACTTTCATCGAACAAGGTGGAAGGTTGTATTATGTTCTCGGTAATAAAGGACAGGGCAGTACGTACACAGGTTCATTTTATGAAAACGACATTGTTGTTGTTGATAGTGATCGGTACATTCCCAAGTTGGGTGATGTTGCTAGTCAGTATATCAATTTAGGACAGCATCTACTTATCATCAACGGACGTGACAGAGCCTTGTTATTTAGTGGCGACAGGGTATGGAGGGACTTTGGTTTTGTACTTCAGACACCGAGTTGTAATCCCCTTGATGTGGATACAGAATACGAACGTGGTAATGTTCTTAGTGGTGGTGCTGCTGTTTGGTTCGGTAAAAACTCTCAGTATGGATTGGGTGATATAACCGAAGAAGAACAGTATACCTACAACTACAAGATGTCGATGATTACAGACTTGGGTGCAGAATCTCCATTGAGTGGCACACAAAGTGTATCGTGGTCGTTGGCTGACCCTAGTCCAGATTATAGATACGGTGTTGCGCTTGACTTGCCTATTGGACAAGAGGGTGTAGTTGCTAGACGTATTTACCGTACCAAAGAGATAAACAACAATGGTGAACTGTACTACTTTGTGACTCAGATTAACGAGAACAGTAGTCGATTCTATGTTGATGCCATGCCAGACAACTTCTTAGTAGACGAGGCACCATCGTTTACCAAGAGTACTCCTATCAGTACCAACTGGCGATTTGGTGAGGTTTGGGACAACAGACTGTGGTTGGCAGAGGGCGCACGTATCATCTATTCAGATGGTGGCATATTCGAGCAGTTTGGTGCCTTGAACTACTTTGACCTGGGTAACCAAACTGGTGGTGACATTACACAACTTGTAGCCTTCTACAACAATCTGATAGTATTCAGAGAGGATGCCATCAATATTGTGTCTTTTGATGCTGGGGTATACAACATCAGTACAATCACCAACACACTTGGTACAACAGCCTCCAATACCGTAGTGGTGATTCCACAGTTGGGTGTCGTGTTCTTAAATGAACAAGGTGTGTGGATGTTGACAGGTGGTTTGAATGGTGGGGCCTCCATCAGTCTCCAAAAGATAAGCAAGCCCATCGACAAGATGTTGCGTGTGATGAACCGACCTATGATACACAAGAGTATTGCAGCCTACAGTTTTCGGGAAAAGGAGGTATGGATGCACTTTCCAAGTGCCGATGCCACCACACCGGATACAGGGATTGTATTACACTTGGAGCCACAGACACCTATGTGGTCTTTCAGAACGGACGAGAGCACACCAGAGAACGCATATTGGAGCGCAATGACCACTACGGTCAATGGCTACTTCCTATTGGGCACAGACCCAAACTGGACGATTGCACAAGACAGTTTGACTGGCAAGTTAGGTCCACTACAGGTTATGAGCGCATCCAATGCTTGGGGTCAATCCGCTACGATTACTTCCTATGATGGTGAAACAGCGACATTTACGGTTACTGATACACCACACGGTGGTCACAAGTGGGAAAGTGCATGGTACGGATACCAAGACAAGAGTGTAAAGATTCGATACTACAGTGTAGAAATGCAGATTATATCCTATGGTGACAATGGGTTCGACTTCTACTACGGTGTGGACTACTCGTATACCGAGAACACAACCTCCACACAAAAGCAAGCCAAGAGTGAAACGGTATACACACTGAATGAGGATTCAGTTTTTGGACCATCAGATAGGTCTATTACCAAAGTTCCATTCACAGTGAACAGTAGTCGTATTGCAGAAGGTAGGTTGATCACTTTGAGATATGACGTGAATACCCAGTTGTGTGATCAGTTCAAGTTTGGCATTAAGACCACAGACGAGCAACAATGGCATCTACTGTCATTCAACTTGCTGTCAGATGCACAAGCTATGCCTGCACTCAACCAGTCTACGAGGACGTCACGATGAAAGTATTTACACAAGTAGGGCAAAAGAACTACGACCAAGTAAAGCCAGAGAGCATCAACGACAACACACGTACAGTTGTGGGTGAGTACAATGGTCGATTGGATGGGCAGAACTTCCCAGTAGAAACAATAGACAAGTTCAAACTAGCACCACCAACACTAACATCACAAAGTACTGTAAACGTATATGCCTTCAAACATGTAGGACAAACACAGGACTACCACTTCGTTAGACGTTGGAACACGTATGAGGGTGGTATCAACGTACATCTTCCACTACATACATTCGACTTACAGAACAACGATTGGTCTAGTGGTTGGAACAACCTGTGCGACATCGACAGCACCTTCAATGATTTGGTTTTAGAGTTTGATGCCGAGAGTGGTACTTTGCATGGATGCTTTGACATTGACTTTCGACATGGCACTGACATGATTCTAGACAGTGGTGGAATAGATACTGTTTGGAGCAATGATTGGTGGTCACGTTGGGGTTTGTTCTGTAACGATATACTGATTGCAGAAACTGGACGTGTATATCCACGATTGGAAAACCTGTCTGTTCCATTCAAACTGTTTGTAGGTAACCAACCTGTGCGATTAGAACTTCGATGGCAAACTGTGAACACTAGTCCAGAGCAAGCCCTTGGTGTAGACACAGACCCAATATCGAGAATGGAAATATATGGTGCATCAATATGGTGCTGTAATACAAAGAGGTAGACATGGGAAAAATTGGTAATCAATACTTCAATGGTGGTGAGATTCCAAGCGCATCACAACTCAATGCTGTTTATGATAGTGTTGCTGGTGATACTATAGAAGATGTAAACCTTGACACTGAATGGGCGAATCGTAAACACTTCAGTCCATCGAATAGCATTACGCACCTCTACAACTTTGATTACGATGGTACGACAAACTGGACCACAACGAGTACAACCTTTACAACCATCGACAACACTGGAAGTAACCCTAGCAAGGTCCTACCAAACTACAGTACACATTCCGATGTGGTTGTTCGTGTGCATGCTAGTGGACTGGTTGGTGAACTATCAATGGCACCGGGTGTAAACGATGGCAATGGTACATCTGGACAGATAAATAAAAACACCTATGCCTTCCGTTTGTTGATGTCCTTAAATAGCAGTGCTAGCACTGTTGACATGGCAAACTGTACGTACAGTTTTACAAAGAAAGCAGCGATAACTACAACAACACAATACTACACAGCATGGATACAATGGAGGTCCTTTGCCTTCACTGGATTGTATACACTTGCTGCTGGAAATGTTATTGATTCGATTGAGTTACAGGCATGTGTTGGTGACAGTGGCAATACGTTAAATATACAACACAATCATATCCAAGCGATTGTGGTGGAGAACTGATGGGATATACTAAGCCATATACGTATGT